TCAAGTTAGAATTGCTCAAGGCCTACGTGGTAATAGAAAAATCTTTGATAACGTTGAGACGTCCCAAGAATTGCTTGGCGGTTTAGTTATGACTGCGCTTCAAAATCATTACCCATCTGGCAAAGTTAAACGAATTCTAAATGAAGAGCCAACAGAACAATTCTACGAAAAAGAATTTGAACAGTATGACGCTGTGATTAAAGAAGGCGTCAGATCTAAATCTCAAAAAGACGCCTACTACTACGAGCTTGTTAATCTTAAGAAAGATGGGATTGTTGACGTTCCTCAAGCTGCAATTATTGAAGCTCTTTCAATGGCTGGTTTGAGTGATCTAGAAGAATCAATGAAAAACCAAGATAAGATGTTAGCTGAAAAAGCTGCTCAGTCTGCCCAAATAGATCAATTGAAAATGCAAGTTCTTGCAGCAACCAAAGAAGAGAAGCTTGGCTTAGCACAAGAGAGAAGATCAAGAGTTATCAGCAACCTAGCCCTAAAAGACGAACGAGAATCCGAGTCTCAACAAAATATCGCCCAGGCTGCATTAGACCGAGCAAGGGCAATAACTGAGATAGCTGATTTGAATGAATCAAGGATTTTAAAGGTTCTAGAGTTTGTAAATCACCTTGAACAGCAGGAAGCGATAGGTCGTGAAGCACAAAAAGCACAAGTAGGCGCCCAAGCCAATTCCATTAATGCAGAGACTCAAGGGACTGACGAATACATGAACCAACTTGACAATCAGCAAATGCAGCAGTCTCAAAATCAAATTATGCAGGATGTTGAGCAGGGCGGTTAAAGAGCTTCGATGTACAGGACATCTTAGATAGAAAAATCAGAGTAAGCCAAGGAGGCTAAAATGGCAAAAAGTAAAGGTAATGGAGGCGGAGGCGCTTTCATGAATAACGGTAAAGGAGTTTGCTCCTACAAGAGTAATCCGATGCCAAAGGCACGCGAAGTTAAACCTGAGTGTGGCCCTGGTATGAATGCTGACCAAGCAAAAGCTAATAAGCTCTTGCAAAAGGCGCAAAAACAACAAGATTCTTTACGCGGAATGAGTGGGATGTAATCGATGAATGCTTCTTTGTTGCAAGACCCTTCAAGCGGATTATTACTTCCTCGCCAACATGTTGATGAGAAAGTGGCGCTTAAAAAGGTCATAGATGATGTCGTCGATAATGCTGTTCTATCAAATCAGCATTTGAAGAAGACCTATTATCTAACAGTGCACGCGAAGTTTGATCGGATCGATCCCTCCAAGTTTGTTATCAGTCCGCCAGTAATCACTTATCACTTACCTCCTTTCACATCTAATCAGATGGTTTTTTGGGTAAGTAACGCAAAAGGGATATGTGAATTGCTCTGGATGGTTACTCGTAACAACTTAGGAAAGTTAAAAGTTGAGTTTAATAAAACAGGTGTTGCCTACCTACAAGCAAAGGGCGCTATGCCATCTTAGAGGGCGAATTCTAAGCTATAAATGACGGAGTAAAAAATGGATGAGGAAGCCGTAGAGCCTCAAGCAGAACCAATTGAGCAAATGATGGATCAGGCAGATGCCGATACCAATGTTCAAGAGGGTAACGAGGGAGGGGAAACCCAACCTAAAAAGACAATGATTCCTTTGTCTGTTGCGCAAAAATTGCGAGAGCAAAAGAGGGAATTAGAATTGGAGCTTCAATGGGAAAGGCAAAGAAATGCACAGGCTAATGCCGCCGCACAAAAGCCCCCAGAAGAGGATAACTCACGTTATGAATCTGCTACCAAGGAAGATTTAATTCGTTCTAGGGAAGAGTCGATCCGAGACTTTGAAGAACGTCAATGGATCAAAAACAACCCCGAGAAGAAGCAAAGAATAGACGAGCAATTACCGCAATTTTTAAAACAAAGACCTAATCTAGCTTCAGCGATTAATTCAGCAACAAATAGGTACGAAGAGGCATACGAGCTTATGGATAAATTAACACCGAAACAGCAACAGCAATTAGCTAAAGTAGCAACACCTAAAAAAGAGGCGCCTAATGCTCCTGGTGGGGTTCCTAAAGCCGCTGCGCTGAATGAGGCTGTTGATATCATGGGCATGAATGACACCGAATTTGCTGCTTGGAGGGCGTCTAAGAAGAAGCGTAGATAGGCATAAGGATAAATTATGTCAGTAACAACTACATCAGGCTACGGCTCGATGGCTGATAGATGGGCACACCGTGCGCTTCTACAGAGATCGAAACCGCGATGCGTACACAATCTTTTTGGTAGAGCATTTACTCTTCCACAAAAGAATACCGATACAATGGCGTTCAGACGTCAAGAAAACTTGAATTCTGATCCCGTCGTTTTGTCTCAAGATGCTGATCCAGCTCCTGAGCAAGTACAAAAATTCGATATCAACGTAACTATCCAAGAATTTGGAAAAGTTGTGTTGCTAGGTCGGAAAGTACTTCTCGTTGTTGAGGATGACACAGCTTCTGAAACAGCCGATAACCTTTCTCAGTGCATGCACACTATGCTTGACAAGGTTACACGCGATGTTTGGGATGCTTCAGTTCCTCAGATCACATGTCTAAATGGAAGCAATGGAAACGCGATCACTGAGCTAACTCAGACTGACGTTAACCGTGCCATCCAGTACCTTGACGACAATGATACAGAGAAAATGACTCCAACAATCGACGGCACATCCCGTTTTGGGACCGGTCCTGTCGAATCAGGTTTCTGGGTTACTGCCCACGTTAACTTGAAAGCTGATATTCGTAACTTAGATGCGTTCGTACCTACTTCTCAATACGGTTCACAAGAACCTGTGTTGCAAGCTGAGTTCGGAGCAACTGACGAAGCTCGCTGGGTTACATCGACTCTAGTCAAAGTATCGGCAACAAATCCGCCAGTTTACAACAACACTTTCGTTGGTGCAAACGCATACGGTTATGTTGGTCTTGATGAAGTATCTACTGAGATGATTTTAAAGCCCCTCGGTTTTAACGATTATCTAAACCGTTTTCAATCGATGGGTTTCACAGCTTGGTTCAACGCTGCGATCCTCGACGACTCACACATCGTAACATTGCTTTCAACTAAAGCAGCTTAAGGAGGATTCGCATGTCAGATCTATTTTTAGGCCAAACCTGCACAGAACTTTATAAGTTCATTTCTGCTGGGACAGCTCATACTTTTCGTTTCAATTTTCAGCCAGATAAAGTTGTTTTTAACAACTTAACTGCTTGGACAGCTACAGCAGGTTTAAAACCTGTTTCTGTATGGTGGAGAGACCAAACGGTCGCCGCTCATGCTTCACAACTGCAAGTTATTGACTCGTCTGCTGGCGCTTCATTTAACTTTCTTAATACTGCAACTAATGGTTTCACTGTCGCAGACCTCCCAGGCGGACAAGCGACATCTCATGCAACTATTAGTGGTATTACTCAGGCCGATCCTTGCGTTGTGACTCATAGTGCTTACACATTCCAAACGAATCAAATCGTTAGATTCACTGACCTTGGGACAATTGGTCCAGGCGTTACATCTCATGGAATGGGTCAGCTTAACAACAACCGCTATCGCATTGTTGTCTTGAGCGCCACAACTTTCTCATTGAAAGATGTTCTCACAGGAGAGCCCATAGATTCTACGGCTTTTACAGCGTATGTATCTGGCGGTCGCCTCACATTGGAAACACACGTGATTAGCTTGAATAACCCTCAAGTTACACCTTACTCCAATGCTAGCCCTTACGATCCGAATCCTTATCAATATGATCCGGTAACGTATCAATTGACAGCGGGAACGGCTGTAATGGGAGCTGATGGAGACGTGTTCAATATCGAGGTGTACAAGTTTGGTCAAATCATCGATTTAGGCGACTTGTTAACTTAATAATAATTTCAAGGCGGTTACATTTCGTAACCGCCTTGATCTTCATTAATAAAGAGGAAAAAATGAGCGCACCAATAGGACAACTTCCAGGAAGAGTAGGAATCGTGAGTATCACGAATGCTTTGCCTTGCGAAGTAACGACCGAAATCGCTCACGGTTTCCCAAATAAATCCTTTGTTCGGCTGACAGATTTAAACGGAGCAATGCCGGTACCAAGGGGGGAAGATCCCCTCAACAACTATAAGTTTAGAATTATTACTACGGGTGACATGACTTTTACGCTCCAAGATCCGATCACGTTTTTACCCATTGATTCAACTACATTTCCGCCTTATGTGACTGGCGGAAGCTGCAATTTGGTGCAGCAGACCTATATTTTTTATCCAAGCCCAGACCAAGTATTTCCAAACTAGGAGTAAATAAATGGCTAAACATCAAAACGTAGCTCAGCCGAGCGAAACCAATGTTTTAGACGCGAGTCTAAAGCAAGTAGAAGCAGAAAAGCTTCCAATCGAAGAGATGCCCTTAGAAACGATTCGTGACTATAGGCTTTATAATGAAGAAGCACGAAAACTCAATAAGAAATTGAGACTTTGCCGCTATCCGATAAAGCAATGCCCAGTCGAATTGCATCCAAAACAAAGAGTTAAATTCGGAAATAATGACCAATCTATGAACCCTGTTCCTGTTTTCTTGAGCAATCATTTGATTCATTACGATCAAAAATTGATGCCAGGCAGAACTTATGATTTACCAGAATGCATAGTCCATTACTTGAGCGAAAAAGGTTATCCAGTTTGGGATTGGGTTACCCTACCTGATGGATCAAAAGAAACAAGAATGACGGGTAAAAAGCCTCGGTTCTCTTTAACAACTGTTTATCAGGAAGCTTAAAATGGGTACAAGATTCGTTCAAGACGCTCTCGACATTATGAGGACAGCTATAGGTCGCAGGAATGAAAATGATCCTGACTCTAGCGATGATTTATTGTTTAAGTATTTAAATGACTTTGTAAGTCTTTCAATGCCTAACGATACCAAGCTTTTCGAGAGCTTCGGAACGCTATCTTTTATCATTGATGATACCAACACAACAGGTGTCTATACGTTTAATGATCTTGGTGCTGATTCTGAATTCATGAATATTTCACAAGAAGCCTACATCTCATTACTTGACCCAGTTAATAACTCAGTTTCTTGGAATCGACTGCCGATCTATCAAGATCCAGGCGAATTCTTTGCAATTTGGGGGATTAATAACGATGAGATTCTGATTCCTGGATACCCTACGGCGATGCTTTATTATGGGAATCAGTTCACGTTCAGGACTATCCCACAAACTAGCTATCTCGTAAAAATTTATGGATATAAAAAGAATGCTGACTATCCAAACCCAGACGTTCCTTTAGATTTTGATTATTGGCTTCGATATGTAGCCTATGGAGCCGCTGTAAATTACGCGAGAGATTACCGCTATGAAGCACAAGCCAGGTCATTGATAGAAGAAACTTTTAAAAGCGAAAGGAAATTGCAGTTAACACATACCCATAACCAAGTAAAGATGGCGCGATCCATGCCAAGGTTTTAATGCAAAAAGTTGGGATGCCTAAAAATTTTACATACTCAAGTGTTACCTACGATGAAGATGGTTGGGCAGATGCAAAATTGTTTATGCCTGCTGACTTTGATTTATGTCTTTTGAAGATAAAGGGTATAAAAACAAAGCCTGGGTGGGCCTCTGGTTCAAAATGGGATGGAAGTAACGTCAACCCATATGATGAAATTTTATATTGGAAAAAACAAAAAGGGGAATGAAATGGCAAAGATAATGAAACCGAAAGGGAAAGTCATTAAAGGCTGCAACTATGTAGGTGCGGATGAAGAATACGACAAAAAGACAGCAAAAAAAGAAGTTAAGGGAATGAAAACTGCTGGCGTCGCAAGAGAACTTAAGGAATCTGAAAAAGAACAAGGTTATTCTAAAAAGCCACGTGTTAAACCTCAGAAAAAGCTAATGAAGCCCGTTATGGGCCAAAAGAAGGTCTACTAATGTTCGAATTCGGGTACGAAGTAATGATCTGTGAGGAATTTACTCCTGTTTATCCATGGACAGAGTTTGAAGCTAGATGGTTTGAAATGATTAAAAAATCTCTAAAGGAAGTAAAAGATGGCAAAAGAAAATTGGATTGCGGGAGCAATCGAGAAACCAGGAACACTTCGGAAGTCTCTAGGTGTTAAGAAAGGTGAAAAGATTCCTGAAAAAGCTTTGAAAAAAGCTGAGAAATCTAAGAATCCTAAGACTCGTAAAAGAGCGGTTTTAGCTGAAACGTTATCTAAATTTAGGAAATAGGTAAAATATGCCTTGGAATTCAACTTTTCCCCTTGGGTCTGTTTCGGTTAAAGCTAACAGAGTAATAGGGCAGCAAAACACCACCTATATTGAAACAACAATGGGAAATAGCATTGTTGGAACGAACACCAATACCACGCGAGATCATTTTTGGAATGTGGGTGCCAATGAAGATGGCCGTCATCGCTTCATTCAGTCTCCTGCATTTACAGTTGGAGCAGTAGCGGCAGATCCTGTTATTGGGACGGGGATGGATGGGGTTCTCTATTTAAAATCCGATGGGCTTGCTTCAGCCAGAATTCAAGGTTTTTACAGGAATGCTCAAGGAATCTATCAATACTTACCAGCCTTTATTACAGGTACAGTTACCATAAACGGAAGTGGAAGTGGAGATTGGAAAACCTTATCTGCTGTCCCAGCTGGTAGTTATGGTGAAGTTTTTATGTATCTGAATTCTAGTAAATCTGAGTGTCAAAGTGGAAGTTTTAGTACTAACTCTAACTCAGTTAGAGCTTATTCCAATAGACAAAAACAGGAAGGCACAGCAGATTCGTATTTTGTCGAATTAAGAAATGATATTTCAGGTTCTTTAAACTTGCAAGCGAGAAGAGGAGATTCAGGCTCAGGATACGATGGTACATGGACGTACATTATTACCTATAGGGCTCAATAATGGATGTATACGAAATTACAGGATTTGAAACAGGTGTTGATAAATCTGGAGTCAATTATCTTTCTCCTGCTGATTCTTTTGAAAATCTTGTCAATGGGTTTATCTATAGACAAGTACTTCAATCTCGCCAAGGAGTTGGTTATTTTGCTCCTCGTTTAGCAGGCAATACAAGGATATTTGGGATTTTTGAGCATACGAAACCAGATTCAACAAAAGAATTATTGGCTTTCGACCAAAACTTTCTTTACAAATACAACACGGGAACTGGAATCTTTAATCCAATTCCATTCGCTGGTAGCATGGCAGCTTATACAGGATTTAATATCCCTGCCAAAGATTTATATATTTCAGGCACTTCCTATCCAACAGCCGCAAACGGACCGCGGTTTGTTTTTTGTGGCGAGGGGATTGCTCCCAATGCAGCTGGTTCATCCATATTCTTTTATGACGGGACCAACGTTAAAGATTTTACTAGCGTAGTAGATAATCCTAATTACGCTCCTTACATTGGTCCAGCAGCTATTAACTCGGCTAGTTACGTTCTATGGTTTAATGAGCGTTTAAACTTCATTGTCCCTGTCATAGCAGGCATAGAATACAATCAAGGAATCTTATACTCTGGAATTCGAACAGCATCAGGGAACGGAGATAAATTCAACGTAGCAGGCTCTGGGTTATTTCAAGCAGATACCTATCAAACTATCACTGGGGCTACAATCCTAGGCCAAATTATTGTGATTAATTTTGATCGAATGGCTTTCACACTGGAAAAGACAAAAGATGCCTTTAACCCTTACTTTGGTCGAGCTGTTCCTGGAGTTTTGGGAACCAATGCAAAATTCTCAGCTGTTTCATGGAACGATACTGTTGGATCGATGGGAAAAACAGGACTTCTTGGAGCTGATGGACGACAAAATCTAAGAACCGATAATAAAATACCAGACTTCACTCGCGAAGAAATGGATCAAGTTAACTTTAATCTAACTTATGGTGGATTTGATAGAGTTAATAATCAATTTATTTGGTCATATAAAAAATCTGATACTGCTGGAACAACTCAAGATTCAGTTTTAGTTAAAAACTATGAAGAAAATACTTGGTCTGTTTATGACCAAAGATTTAGCGTTTTAGGCCAAACAGATATCGGGCTTAACTTAAATTGGGATGATATTGACTCCACGGCTGGAAATCCTTCATGGTCTCAATGGGATACAACCGAGGAAATTTGGGACAGAATTGGTATAGGACAATCCGTTCAAAAAACTCTTGCTGGTGATGACCTTGGTTTTATCTATGATCTTAATCAAGATTACGATGATTATTTTACGACGATCAGTGCTATAGCTCAAGGACCAACAACTACTTTAACAGTGGCTGCAACGGGAATATTAGCCGGTGATTTAGTTACGGTTTCAAATGTTGTGGGCATGCTAGATGCCGATGGAAATAGCGGAATTAATAACTTTGATACGGCAACAAATGAACAAGATGGAGAGCTTTATGTCGTTATCTCTTCTACTCCGACAAGCATAGTTATCAACCTACCAAGTACGCTTTTAACAGCCTACGTTTCAGGCGGAAACGTGTCTAAGGTAATTAGCTTCTCTGCTCAGACAATCCCTTTCAATCCTTACCGAGCCCAAGGAAGAAGATGTTTTATTTCACACGTCGAATTCTTGATAGACACCAATGGAGGGCGTCTTCTGGTTGATGTGTTTGCAGATCAGCAGGAAACCCCATTTAAACAAAACATTTTACTTAAACCAGTGGTATCCAACCAAGCTTCAGAATGGATTACAATGGCAGTAAATCAGGAAGCAAATTTTTTAACTTTCGTTATGAAACAACAGAGTCCAGCAGTACAATTGAGATTGACTTCTATACGGATTCACTGTGAAGCAGGGGGCATGACAAGTGGCTAGAATTCCAGAAAATTTCAATATCGGTGATCGAGCTGATCTAACCATTGAAGGATTGCTTCTATTGATTGAAAGGCTCTATACAGACTTAGCAGTTGCCGTGAATAGTAAGCCTGATTTGTATCAAAGAACTGTAGATGGACAGGCTGGAGATACTTTTTTAGCTCAAGGGTCTATAAATATTAATTTGAGTACAAACAAGGTTGAAATGCTGACGAATCACGTAAACCCAACAACCGTCACATGGACGCAGTTAAGTTAAGTTATAATCGGGTGATCAGCGCTGAGGCGCAGCCCGATTATAAAAATTAAAAAATTAAAATAAAAGAGGTTTTTATGACTTTCGGTGCAGAAATTTGGGGGCCACCACTAATATCGGCGGCAGCTTCAGCAGGTGCGAGCTGGTTGGGCGGGCAAGGATCTGCTCCAAAAGAAACAAAAATGCAGAAAACTCAAAGAAAATTAGTCGATCAGCTAATTGCTTCTTTGTCAGGTAATGGCCCGTTTTCTGATTTATTCAATAGTGATGAAAGCGTGTTTCAGAAATCCTTTGTCGATCCTGCTAA